ATTAGTAGCTCGCCTACCTCTCCCACCCTCGATTGCTCCCAGCGTTCCGTACACGTAGGCATTTGCTCTGTCCCCCGAGAGTCCGCGCTTCTTCGCGGCTCGCTTCAGTTTATTCTTCAGTGCTTTCGGCATCTTGGAACTCGGTCATCAGGTACTCGGTGAATGCCTCATCCATGTTAGGATGATAGATTGATACCCAAAGCTGGAGAGGTGTGCGCTTCACCCCGGCATACTTCTCGTAAGTTTTTGCCAAATCTTCCAGCATCGCCAAATCCTCCTCAGTTGGCATCTTCACTTCCTCCCCGCTTGGTGCCACCCGCAAGCTGCCTCGAATTAGTCCCTCCAACTCAGTGTCACTAAAAGCCTCGACAGGCTCCTGTGCTGCGACCAAAGCGTCAAATGCCTCCTCCTTCAGGTCAGGCAGTGGCTTTTTTACCTCCTCCATCACCTTCTTGCGTTCTTTGGCCCGCAAAGCCTCCTCCACGGCATTTAAGTCTTTCTGCGCTATGACATCATTCATTACTTTCTGTTTGTCGATCCTGGCGCGAACTGAGGGCAAGTTTTTCTCCAGGTTGCCACCAGAAAGCAGAGACTCGATGTCAGACAGTTGCTTGACCATCACATCGTCCAAAGTGCCACTCAGGACATCCTCATCGAGCTTCTTTAGCTCGGACTTGGTGTACTTGTCCTGCACGTTGTCTCTGATCTTGCCCAGCAGATCGGCAGCAGCAGTCAGTCGCGGAAACATGCCACCGATCAGATCATCTCGACCAGGTGCCGGTGGGGCTGGAACAGACTGATCTGCATCGAACTCATCTGGCATCTCTGCCAACCGTGGCTTGAAGCGGTCACTGTCTGTGTAGCGTTTGACCGTTGTCACCTCGACAACCGGCTCAGATGACCGTCTGGCCATCTCCATCAATCTCTGTGCACCTTTCTTTCTCATATCACCAGTTCTTACATGACCAGTATTTTGCGCTCATCTTGCTAGGTTTAGGATTTTTGTCACAACCGTGCCTGGCGCGGAATGACTTCTTCCTCGCTGGGTTGTCGCGCTTGATCTCCATGTTGGCATCACCGTAGCGGATGACCTTGGTCTGGTCGCCCTGTTTGGCATTCACCACGAACTTCTTCTTGCCGTAGCCTGGTTCGCCTTTGCGGATGCGTCTCGGGCTATTGTGCTTTTTTGGTATTCCTGACGGCATTCTTGTTTCTGTGTCTGCGGATTGCGTTCAGCTTCTTCTCAGCATCTGCTGCCTCCCTCAGTCTGTTGGGAGATGAAAGTCTCTTCTGTAGTGTAAACACTGACCTCTGGCTCTCAGGCGCATCAAGCACATCGCTGATGTGTGGTGGATTCTTGAACAATCCAACACCTCTGCCCTCCAGCATCGTGTCATAACTGCTGTGCGGTTCTGCGCCAAGTTCCTCAGCGGAGAATCTTTTGCCGCTCTTAAACTCGATGGCACCAACTATTGTGCCGGTTGGCTTGTCTAGGAACTCAGGCTGAGTTGTGTCTCTGACTATCTGGTTGTAGTCAAAAAAGCCTGCCTTCTTTGGATCGCCTATCGGTGTCCTAACTAGCCCAAACGTCTTAAAGAAGTTGCCTCGTGTGTCCCAGTCCCAGAATGCGTAGAAGTCCTCCAACTCAGCTAGGTTCTTGATCGGCTTTTCTAGCCCAGCGCGGTCACTAGCAAACTTCAGCATCTTCTTGAGGTCTCCCTGCTTGATCTTCTTCGCGCCTGACCTAGCCTTCAACTCCTCAACGAATATCCGCCCCATGCTCTTATTCTTAGCGTGGTTAGTGCCGTTCTGTAGCATGATTAGCGCAAAGCGTTGACCTGTGCGCTCAACGAAGTTGCCGATCCTCGATGCGGCACCTTTGTTGGATGCCCAGACTGCCTTACCAGGTCGGTAGGAGAACATCGGGCCACCGTGCAGTTTTATCTCCACACCTGAGTCTGGCACTGTGTAGGTCATGTCAGCCATCGAGTCGGCAGTGATAATGAACGGATCAGACTCGACTATCTTCTCCAGCGTGATCTTGGGAACTTTCGTTCCCGGCATGAAGCGCACACCGTCAAGCGCACCCGGCTTGATCTTGACCGTCTCAGCAGCAAGTCCAGGTTCGTTGTTGGCTATCCTCTCAATGCCAGGCATGAACCTAACCTGCCCACCTAGCACACCCTCCTCACCGCGCATCTGCGGTGTGATGTCGATGGCTTTGAAAGAACTAATTTCCCCGCTTGTGCTTTCTCCTTCAATTGCATCACTTTCAAAAGAACCGCTCATCGCGTCTTCTTCAAATTGATTTGTACGAATCTCCACATCCTCAACCTTGGCGCCAAACTTCTTGCCGTACTTCTTGAGGAACTGCGGGATCATGCGGTCATACAAGTTGAATGCCCACTCGCCGCCTACCTGAAGTTCTTCGCCTTTCAGCCTTCTTGTTTTTACATCTTCTGCCCCAGGAGGCATTTCGTCTAACGGCTGACTCAACAATCTCTCTGCGGGTTCTTTGCCGATGTAGTCTGCAATCTTCTCAGGCGGCACACCTCTCTCAAGCAAGACATTATTGCCTAATCTGTCATATGCCATGAGCGACTCTGATGTCTCGTTGTACATTACCTGACTGATCTTCTTACTCAGGTCATAACGGTCAGCAGTCTTCTCACCGTCTATGAATGCCAACTTGTCATAGCCGTTCTCAGCAGCATAGCGCAGCATCCGCTTCAGCGTTAACTCGTGCCAGGAGGATTTGAACGGTGCGTCTGGAACCCTGTTCATTGCTCTCAGTTGTGTTGGAGCAACCTCATTGACCGGCTCAAGCCCTAAACTTACTGCCCTCTGTGCCGCTTCTTCTCTCGTGGAGAACCTACCAAATAAATCCATATTTGAATCATACACAGCATAACTTTCACCTGTGTTAGATTTTAAAATCGACGCTTTTGGTTTTGTTGATTCACCTGTTGCGTATCCAAGCTTCCTGCCATCCTTATGCCAGTCACTCTGCAACTCCTCCAAAAATAAAATCTTCTCTCCGTCTGGCCCGGTGCGGTCATTGAAGCGAACGTGGCTGAGGATGTTTGGCTCACTAAAGTGTGACGAGGTGAAGTCTTTATCGCCTCTAGGTTTCGGCAACCTCAGCAACAACTCACGGTAGCTCCCAGGTTCTGCTCCGGGGAGTTGGTATTCTTGGTACCTAGCAGGTTGTCCTTCCTGGTAGACGTTCTCCCTGCCAAGTTGCTGCATCAACTCACCGTCTGTCATGCGGTTTGCGTCCTGCTCGATCTTGAACTTTAGATCGTCCATCGCACCGTCAGGATCACCGTGTTTGATGTAGTCTAACTCACCGAAAGGTTCGTACATCGGCTCACCGTTTGGATTGTAAGTGAGGTAAGACCTCTCATCTTCGTCATACAGAATCTGATACTGATCAGACTGCTGGTCAACATAGTCGCTGATCAACTCATCTCGGACATCCCTAGACGGTGTCTCTGTCAGCATCGTCTCCTCAAGCTGAACGTCATTCTCGCGGATGAACTCCACAAGCTCATCCTTGGTGACCTGCTTCTTGCCTCGCAGGAAATCCTCCAACCCCAACCACGCAATCTCCTCCTGCTTCACTCCAGGTTGCTTGGCTATCGTGGCCAGCATCTGCTCACCTGTTCCTCGGTTGGGTATCTTGTTGCCACTAGCCACCTGCTCCACTCGGCTGAAGAAACCTAGCTTGTCTTGCGCGGGGCGAGGTTCTGGTGTTGCTGGCATGAACCTCTGCTTCGCCTTGTAGTAGTTGACCGGGAAGTTGTCACCCATGCCACGAGTGACATCCTTCATCCTGTCGAACCTCAGACTGATGAATAACTTAAAATCTTTAGCTGCCCTGTTCCAGTCCTTGCTGCTTAGGTCTTCTGGCTTTACTCCGAGGAACGAGTAAAGCTTCTCCTTCTTCATGCCTTCTGGAAACTTCTTAGACTTATCATTCTCGTAGTGAGTCTTGAGAAGCTCCATCATGTCAGTGCGGAAACCGTCCACATCCACTCTGCCATCTGCGTCAGCCCAGTCTGACCAGAACTTCTTCTTGCCTGACTGACCTAGCCACCTGTTTATCTTGTTCTCAAAATAGCCGATGTTGAAGACTGTCGCATTGAAGTTACCAGCACTGCTGATCTGCATCCCGATAGGCGTGAAAAGCTGAACCTTCATCCGGGCCTTGGAGTCATATCCTCGCCCGGTGATTGCCTTCCAGTAGTCAGCGAGGAACGGTGCGCCTTTGCCTTCTTTGATCGCATCGTTCATCGTCTTGATGACTGACTTGAGGTCAGGATGAATGACATCATCAGGCGTTGCCATGATGGCATCCATCTGCTGCTCGTCGAAGTAGCTGCCTCTAAAGTTTGTGCCACCGTCAGCCGTTTGTTTCGCTTTGACTGTTGGCTCGAACGGAGCGTCTGCGTCAATCTTCTGGGTGACAGGAGTTAGCGCAGTGACAAGTGCCGCAACTCGGTTCTTGTCCATGCGCGTTCTCTCTCTGGCAGTTGTGAATGCCGGTCTTTGTCCGGGCTGCCACCTGCCACCTGTCGAGTTTAGGATGTTACCCTCATCGTCAGTCCTGAGCCACCCGCTACTTGCCCACCGCCTAATCTCAGCTTCTGGTATCTTAGGTGTGCCGTCTGGGTTCTTCTTGAGAACGTCTTTTGCGTCGAGCGTAATCTCTGATCCACCTACATCGTCAGTTTCAGACACTCTCCTGACTAGCTTGTCTTTCTCCGTGATGTACTGCGCGATGAGGTGTTCAATCTCTGGTGACATTAGCACCTCCGTACCTGCTAGTTGCTGCTTTCCTCTAAGATCAGAAAGTTCTTTCTCAAGTTGTCTTATAGTAGACTCATCGGCATCAGGTTTGGCGCGTTCTTTACTTAGCCTGCTGTTAACGTCAGAGATGCTCTTGCTCTGGTCAGGATATTTGAACAACACGCTTGTGGCAGTCATATCTCCTCGCGGATTGCCTGCCAGGTCAAACTCTACTCCTTTACCCTCAAGCAACTTCCGCAGATTGCCCAGCGTTGCCATCCTCAGCCTGTCGATGTTCATGCCGAGGAACTTGTCTTTGAAGTAATCCTTCTTGAGCGTGATGTTCCTGGCTTTGCGGATGATGCCGCGCCTTGCTGATTCGCCAAACATTGCGAAGTATTCAGACATCAACTCTCTCGCCATGTAGTCGCGCTTGGTAGCGTCTGGCAGTGCATCAAATGCTGCTAACTCCTTCTGGTTGCCTTCCTGCCTCGTTTGAAGTCCCTCAAGCTCGCGGTTCAGCAACCTCATCTCCGGTGTCTCTGGCGGCTCGATGCCATCGATCTCCGGTAAAGTCTTCTTCTTCTCAGCCTCAATCGCTGCCTTAACTTCTTTGATCTCGGTAGAGAGGTCTGGGTACAGTCTGCTGTTGTACTGATCAGCAAAACTGAGCATGTCCTCCTTGCTGTAGAGTCCAGGCTGAATCACATCACCGTCTGGCCCGTAGGTGCCAAAAATAGTCTGTGCCAGGTCAGTCTGAATGTCTTGAAGCGGATCAGACTTAACTGTCTCACCTGTGTCAGCATCAAGTTCCTTGCGCATCGCACTCCACCTCTCTGTGGGGTGAAATAGCTCATGAGACAGTGTAAAACTTGGAACCTCTGAGTCTGTGTTGACAAAGACTGTATTGCTGTCCGGGTCATAAAAACCTGCCACACCTTCTCTGGCAGTTCCTCCTGTCTTCTCAAGTATCTCAGGTGTGTTGCCGATAAAGACATTAACGTCTTTGCCTTTGTCGCGCATTGCGCCCATAAACAAATCAACTGCCTCAGCCTGGTTGGCTAGGTCAGCAACTGACAGACCTCGATCCGGGTCAACAAACCTCACTCGTTGCTGCTCAGGTAATGCAGAGAGAAATCTTTTTACCACTGCCTCAGATGCCAGTTGGTGCATCGGAGTCTCCTTCAGACGCAACCTCAGCCCAGCATCAGGTGTGGCACCTTTGGCCAACTCAACCCTGGCAAGTTGGTTTAGTGCTGCTGCTGAAACTAAACCAGCAGGTGCTGCCACTGTGCCCAGTGCCATGCCTGCAATGTAGCCAGGGTTCGTTGGGTCATACGGCATGAAGGCACCTAACCCACCACCGATGCCTGCACCTATCGCGGCAGTGTCGGCCAACTTGCCTGCTCCAGAAAGCAGACTGTTCGCTACCCGGTTGTCCACCGCAACAAACTGCTCGGCAACCTCCTCCCGCATCGGCCTGATCTTGGCAACTGTGCCCAGACCGCTAGTCCGCAGTGAGTTGATCTTTGCGGCTTGTGCTGCTCCCCCAAGGCGTTGTGCATTCTTCTCGATCTTCTCACCTAATCCGATGACTGTCTTTGAGCTAAGTGCATACTTGCCTCCAAAAGCACCACCAAGCGCACCAGTCAGTTTCTGTCCTTCTGGTGCCAACACAGCACCAGTGCCAGCACCAACTGCCACCTGTGCTGCTCCTGCCACCTTGGGTGCTTTCTCAGCAAACTTGGCACCTGCCTCACCTATCTTCTGCACACCTTGGCCAACCTTCTCTGTGGCAGTGCCAACTCCGCTCACAGTAGATGTGACCGGCTTGGCTAGGAACTCGCCAACTTTTTTTGCCGCTTGAGTCTGTGCCGCCCTACCGGCTGCCTCAATCATCTTCTTTGCGTACTTGTTAGTGACCTTGGGTGCCTGCCTTACTGCTGCCGCACCGACTTTTATCAAGCCTCCCGCGACTAGGTAGGTTGGGTCAAAGATTAGGCTCAGGGAGTTTGCAACTTCCGGGTCAATGCCGTCATCGTAAACGGCAGCTAGTTCTTCAGCCCCAAACAACCTAGCCACATCGCCCATGCGCGATTTGCGTAGCTCAAGCTGCCTGAAGATTTCGTTGCCAAACTCTTTGTAAGCAGCGTACTCAGCAGCATCCTCCTCCTCATCACTGCGGAACGGTTTAGCTACAAATCTGCCAACACCTCCACCGATCAGCTTCAGTCCTTCTGTGGCTGCCAGGAATGACTCAGGTATGTTGGCAGATGCCTCCATAAAGCCTTCCTTCTCAATCTGGCCTGGTATCTTTCCAAAGCCTCTGGCCATCGCAGCGACTGCCTCCTTGGCTATTGGCCACCAGTCAACGTCATCACTTACACGCTTCCACTCATCAAAAGTCATGATGCCACGCTCGTCATGAGTCATGACTCCCTGCTCGTTGTAGGTGGGTCTGTAAATCTTCTTGCCTGACTCATTGTAGACAGGCACCTGAACCTTCTTGCCGGTTCTGTCGATGTAGTCGATGACCTCCTCGTACTCGACCTCCTCAGTTTCTGGCAGAGGCTGAGGTTCGTAATCTACAAGATCGTACTCAAAAACTTCTTCACCTCCAGTTGTCGAGGATGACAACCGGCGAGCGATGTTGCTTGGATCAGGTTTTAGCGTGTCAGCCATCAGAGTGTCTTCAAGATGTCTTTGTTCTTCTGGATAGCGTTCTGGTACTTCCTGCGTTTCTCCTTCTTTGACTTTGACTCTCTGGTGCGCGGTCTGCCTAGCTCATCAAGCAACTCTTGGAAGTAGCCGATCCTGTCTTCGATCTGCTGCTTCCTGTCTCTCGTGTCAGTAGTTGCTTCAGACTGCGTTGCGTCTATCGAGCCAGGGCCAAACAAAGCATCGAAAGCTTTGTCCACAGGTTCTGCGGGTGGGTTTGGTGTCGGAGCAGCAGGTGCCTGTGGTGCAGGTGCTTTGACTCTGTTGATCTTGATCTTGCGCTTGGTGCCGGTTGCCTGGTCTACCACCTCGACTGTGTCTGCACCTGTGGCTCGTAACTGCTCTGCCAACTCTTCGCTGATGACTGGTTTGCCATCGTCAGTTAGTTGCAGGTTATCAACCTCAACGCTTGCGGCAGGTGCTTCTTGTTCTTCTTCTCCGACAACTACTGAACGCTTTGCTTTGATGTCTTTGAGAGTGTCAAGATAGCCAGAAACATTCTTTCGGTTCTTAGCCATCGTGACCAACCTGTCTTCAAAGCCTTTTGCAACCATGTCCATAGCTGCCTTAGTCAGTGCCTCGTTGACTTCCTCTGGGGTGGTTAAATTGCCTATGGTCTGAGAGTACATCCTGACATCTGGATCAGTCAGCACTCCAACCTCGTTAAACACTCCTCGGGCCAAGCCGGGTATGATCTTTGTGATCTGTGCCTTGATTAGCCTAGCCTTCTCATCGAACGGATTATTGCTTCTGATAATGCCCATCACAGGCCCGGTAGCTTCTCCCTCAAGCAAATCCTTCAACTCAGCTATTCTGTCAGATGTGAACTTGAACTTCTCCAGGCTGTCTTCCTGGCTTTGAGTTGGTGCGTCATCCCAGACATATGATGCTTGCACTATGTCATCAACATTGCCGCCGGAAACAATCTTATCAAAATAATCTTTTCGGCTTGTGATGTAACGCTCCCGCAGCCCAGGTGACAGATTGCTTGGGTTTGAGCCAAAGAATCTCTCCATGCCTCCACCTCCAAACTCGGCGTCCTTCAGCTTGCGCTGCCTCTCTGCCTCAGTATTTAGGTTGAACTCTATCATGCCGCTCATGTCATACTGCGGCTTGCCTTCAGTGTTCAGAATGAAGTTGTTATCTTTGTCACGCTTGTAGAGAGGTTCCTGCTCGCTTGAGTTGTCCAGGTAGTTGTCGATTATTGTTCTCTGCTTCCTCTCTCTGTCTCTTATTTGAGGCAGATACTCTTTCTGCTCAAATACTGTCTTGTATCGTTCGTACTGATCAAAAGTAGGTTTGTGCCGCATGATCTCCGGTTCAACCGACATCAGTATATTATTGTAAATCTCTCGGTCTGCCGCGCTTTTGGAATCAAGTTCGTTCGTGCCAAGATAGTCTTTTAGTTTATCAAAAGCAGTTGTCGCTGCCACCTCGTCTTCTATCGCCTGCTTGCGTTGTGCTTGCTGGTACTTGAACTCGGCTTTCGCCATGTCAAAACGCTTCCGCGTCATCGCGTTCCTGACGGCACTGTCGTAGATGGCTTGCCCTGCTCTTAGCCCACTCGCAAATGCTGATCCTGCGCTCATGCTATTTTTCTCCTCATCCAGCCACGGATGACGTTCTTCAGCTTTGGCTTGTTGCTGATAAACTTAGCCACAACCTCACTGTAGCGATTGTACAACTTGCGGAACCAGGCAGGTGCTTTCAGTTCTTTCCACTCGAAGAACATCACCCACTCTGGGTTGTCGCTTCCAAATACTTCTCTGGCAACGTGGCAAGTTTGCTTCATAGCTTTCCCGGCAAAATGCCCTCCTAACGCTTGGCCACCAATGCCTGCTGCCATGCCTAACAACTGCATACCTATCGGTTGTTGCTGTGCCGCATAGTTCATCTGCTGGTTAAACGTGTTCATCGCGAACTGCTGACCTTGGGCACCTGCGTTGGGGTTCAGCGTTAATCCTGACTGAATGCCTACCGGGTTAAACGGTGATGCTCCTCCCTGCGCTCCGCTGATCTGGCCAAACTGACTGACCGGCGTTGTGCCGCTCAGGAATGATGCAGCATTCGCCAGGCGTTGTTGCCTCATGCGGAATCCTGCGTCACCGACTGCCATCGCCTCAGCGGCAGCAGGTGCTGATCCGTAGATGTTGCCTCGGGCTGCCTGTGCTGCCCTCTCCTGCTGCTCAACCTGATTCCTCATCTCCGGTGAGAGTTGGGTGCCAAGTGCTAGGTCTTCTTTGGCTGCCTCACCCAGCATCTGCCTCACCTCGTAGCCTGTCGGATCGGCTGCCTTCAGTTCCTCCATGCGTTGCTGAATAAACTCTTTGCCATACTTCTTTTGTACATCGAGCATCGTGGCAGCCATCTTGTCTGCTGACTCTGCGGCAAACTCTAGGTCTGCGCGGGTGGCATCTGCGTCACTAAAGCCAGAGAAGTCATAAGTCACCTCCTCCTCGCCGGTCTTGTTGCCTTGTGCGTCGAAGGATGGAACTTTGAGAGTGATCTTCTTGCCAAACTTTGCTGCGTCTTGGATTAGCTTCCTGACCCCCATCGTCTTGGCATCTGCCCAGACTCCCGCCTCGTTGGCACCTGCTACATTTGGCGGTTCAGGTGCGTCACTTGATGAATATAGCCCCATCTAAAATTCCTCCTTTAAGAACAATTCTCTGATTCTCAAACTCACGTTTCTCATGTGCTGATTGCCTCCTGTGAGATATGCCACAAGCATCACCAACTCGGTGATCTGGTCGCGTATCACTAAAGCGTATGTCTTCCTCGTCTTATCTTTCTCCATCCAGTCATTGCTGTCTATCCAGGCGTTGATTGCCGTCAGGTGCATTGCCAGGAGAGAAGGCTTGTGCTGATCGAAGAATGCGTTGCTCGGCAAATCCACCAGAAGCAGGTTGGCAAGCTTGTACTTCTGCTGAACACCAACCTTCTCCGGTTCATCGACAAGATCGTCTATGACCCGCAAAGCCTGAGCGATAGTCCACAGATAGTTCCAGGCATCAGTGTTGCCGTTGGAGGCCAGCCTTATCGCTTCGTTGACTTTATCGTCATAGGTCATGACTCCACCCCCACACTATTCAAAAAGCCTCCTGCGTGGATTGAGCGCAGTGCCAAGTACTTACTGTCTGCTCCTGCTGTGCCGCTTTGCTGAAACTTAAACTGCAACTCGCGAAACTCTGGGTACTGAGTCATCGAGTACCTGAATCTGTTCAGCTTCCCGCTGCCAAGCGTAGACGGCAGTGTGAAACTTAGCCTCAGTTCTCCTGTGCCTGTGTCTAGGTCATCTGCCAGGTTGTCGGTCTGCTCTGCTCCATCGAGGATCACGCCGATGTCGATCACAGCGTTGCTGCGGTCAAACTCGAACTCGGCAAACTCACCATCCTTCGTGGTGACCTGCTCGTTAAAAGTAAATGCGCGAGTGACTGCCTGCCACCCGGTGTCTCTCGCTAGAAGTGCCTGGAGATTTGCGTCTCCGTTGCCTGCATGGCTAATGACTATCGTTGGCTCGGAGGAATACCCGCTGCCGGTGTTGGTGATTGTGACTGAGTCAATCACTCCTCCGCTAACTGTGTAAGTCCCAGCGAAGCTTGAGCCACCTCCTCCTGTGGCACTGAGTGTTCCTGCTGAGTAGCCTGTTCCTCCGTTGACAATCTTAACCTGGTCAACTCCTGTGGAGGTCACCAACCTGTCCTGAAAGTCAGTGTCCACCAGGTTGATGTCCTCAACAAAATCGCGGAACTGTAGCGGGTTGCCAACTTTGTCCAGGCTAATGAGGTAAGGCTTACCTCCGCTGAACTGAGTCACCACAAACTGATACGGATTGATCGTACTTGCCGGGGTGCCGCTTGCTTCCTCCACAGTGCCTTGCCAAACACCTGTCCAACTCTGCGTGTTGGTGTTGTAGCAAAGTGTGGTGTTGTTGACTGTGCTGGTGCCGGTTGGCACTGAGAGTAGGTAGCGATTGTTCCAGAAGGTTGCTGTGGCATTCTCGACTGCTGCCCAGTTGATCTCATCGATGACATCTTGGATCGGGTAGCTGATGACTCCAACGTCACTTGCCACCATGTTCTCCTCCATCGTGCGTCTGATTGACCTGATTCCTGTGCGCGATAAGAAAAACAAGTCTTCACCTACCTGGGCTATCGAGCCATGTGACACACAACCTGTGGAGGCTGAGATTGTTCTGATTGTGTAGTCTGCTGTGGTCGGGGTGCCTTTGGCTGGATTGCCTCCTGTGTCTACAACGTAACAACTGTTTTTGCAGAAGACTACAATGTTGAATCCTACCCAACTTGCCAGACCTGTCACTGGGTCACCTAGCCCAACCTTAAACGGCGCATTAACTGCCGATGATCCACCAAAGATAGTTGTGACTCCGGTGGTTGTCACATCAGGCAAAAAGCCTGTGACATAAATCTGATCATCACCTGGGTTGTATGCGAATGCGCGAAAGTTGTTACTGACTATGTACTTAGCGTCAACCGGAGCGGCATCTGCTGCTTCTTTGACATCAAAGCTTGAGCCGTTCCAGGTGATCTGCCCCACCTTGCCACTGCCCGATCCAGCAGTTACACCAAAGTTGGTGTAGAACAGTTTGTCTGCCACCTGAGCAGTGTAGACTCTCGCAGTTGCGCTATTAACTTTTTCGGCGCCGGAGGCAATGCTGCTCACCGTGCCGCTTGAGTTGATCGAGTAAATCTTGCCGTTGACGAAGACGATCAGTGCCTCCTTCGCGTCAGTGTCAAAATAAGCTATGCCTTGGACGTTTGTGCTGGAGGAGGTGCTGCCAAGTAGATCAGCAAACCTGTGGAATCCTCGCCTGCTCTTCAGTACACCGTTCTTAGGTGCATCCAAGTCTTTCAGCAGTTCAGCCTGGGACTCGTTTAGGAGGTTTTCGCGGAAGTTGCTGATCTGGCCACCAACGAAACTTGCCTGGCGATCATAGACCACCGCATCGTCAAGTCCGTCATTGTAGTAGACTGGCATACACTAAAATCCAAAGTCATCGCGAGAATAGCCCATGCCGTATGCGTCAGGTATCAACCTAGTCTCCTTGGCTGACTGGTTATTCTCCTGATCCCGCACCACCTGCATCAGAGCGTTGGCCTGCTGTATCTCTAACTGTGCTTTGCCAAACTGCCTGCT